GGATAATCCCCCAGGCACGTTGCGGCGCACTAGGTCGGCGATGCTTGATGTTGTGTCGATTAGCTCTAGCCCATAAGCGGTAAGGGTTTCGGCTGTATAGATAGCTTTTGAAAGCAGCGGATTGGTATAAATCTGCGTGAAGGCGTCATGGGCCACCATGATCAGCATTAACGATCCGAACAAAGCGCCAGGCTTAGGATCTTCGGCAAACAGGCCCACCACTAGCTCCAGCGTGTCAATGTCTCCATAGAGGGTTTCCAGTTTTCGACGCAAGCTTTTATCTTTGGTAAGCTCTGTGAAGTCCCGCAGCTTGGCAAGCCCAAAGTTTTGGCGGTATTCATTATAGCCCTGTAGCCTAAAGTCTCTACCCATCTTAATTGTCTGATATTCCGCTCCCATTAGGAAATCAGGGTTGTTCCCTAGGCTGATACGTCCAGCGACCTGGGCTGAGGCGTTGCCGATAATGCTAGCCAAGCCTTGCGCCTCCAGCAGTTCATTGTTCCAGCGATAAAATGAATGTTTTACGATTGCATTATTTACAATCAAGTGATCTGGAACAAGGCCGTGCCAGCGATAGAGCAGGTTAAATTCAAGCGCCATCCAGTTGGCGCGATACCAGGGCTGACTTTCTGCAAAGCTGGGATCAAACCGAAATAATGAATCACCTGCTATATGATTAATGTAGTCTTCAATAGTTAGCTTTAGAAGCAGGCAGGTATTTATCATGCGCGCCGTTTGAAACAAACGCTCGTCGTCGTCTTTCCAATCAAGATCGGGGATGCTACTCAGCTCCTGGCAAATGCGGTTGTGCTCCCGCAAGAAAATGGTGCTCATGGCCACATACCCTACCGATGAATTGCCCCTCTCCAGTCCGGTTGCATAGAGCCTGTCGAGCCTTGCATCACGCTGCTCTGGCGTCAGCGTGCCGAGGGGAAAGCTCCTGTCTAGGGCTGCCTTTACCCATTCGGTATTGCCATGGGGGTAAAGTCCTTTCCCAGGGATCACGTGTCCTGCAGAATCTAAACAGCTATATTTAGCCTTTACCTGCCATTCGCCTGCCTCGTTTCGCTCTCCTAGATAATCAGGATATTCCTCCCCATTAATGATCTGAGAGGTTAGGCGTCCTCCAGAATGACTCCGTAGACACTGGGCTTGGTGCTCATGCAACCCATATATCTGGCAAAGATCAACATCATGGTTGGAAGTATTTTTGCGGCGGTCGTCGGGGTCGGTGCGGAGCACACTGTCGGTAAACCATTGCGCAAAGAACATGAACAGAACAGATGAGCGATCCGTCTGCATTACCTCATCCCTGGCGAACAGGGATGTAACCGGGCCCCAGCCACCAGGCCCGCTTGGGGCATCATCAGGGAGTGCCGCAATGCTGCTCGTGCTGGCAGGAGGCAAATGACGCGCAGAAAATCGGCGATCCGTCAGGGCAGGCCAGGATGTGTAATCTGAAATTGGACCACTGGGGCCACCTGGCGCAACCGCTACGGAAGACCACAGGCTGAATGGCCTAGGGCGAGGCGTTGTGGATCTGGCGATTAGATTGGTAAGAAATCGGTTAATTTGTTTTCTGAGCCAGGGGATTAACGCCGCCCATGCAAGAAATTTTCGCAGCGATCGGGACCGCATCAGGGCTGGCAGGAGCATTAGCCCTGGCCCCTCACCAGCGCCGGGGGCATGATAAGGCCCGCCTTGCCTGAGCCATGGGGCAGCTTGTCATACAGCGCGATGCCTTGCGTCACCAACCAAATCACCACGCTTACACCGCCTGCAACTGCGGCGATCTTGATAACGATGCCATTCATATCGCTTTGCAATTTTTCAACAGATTTTTCTAATTGCCCTGCTTCTTTCATTAATGCTTCAACAGCGCCTGAGAGTTTTATGATGTCCCTATCATGCGCGTTCATGTCTTTAACTGCGGCTTTATGGTCCGTTTGAATATCTGATATTGCTGTCTCCATCCGAGTTAGTCCTGAGCATAAGAGCTTTAGATCTCCTTGTATGGAAGTAACTTCTTGAAGCTGATCTTTAACACCGGACAATTCACCACATGCTCTGTTGAGCATGTCAAACAAGCCTTTTAGGTCACTAAGCGGAACTTGTGGAACTTGACTAGAATTTTCATTCACGATCCAACCTCCCCCGGATCCAGCGCCGCACACCCGGCACCGCCGTCAGAACGCCCCAGGCAGGCAGAAACAACGCCAGGTGCAGCGCCGTCATGGCGACAACATCCCATACACTCATGGCTAGGGGCTAGGCGGAGTCATGGCGATTATAGCCTGATTCAAGGCAGTTATAAAGGCCGTTGGTAGATTGCACCGCACGGCCAAGTCTAGAAATTCCTGAATTAAAGGCCCTTTCTCTTGCTCGGGCTGTACCGAAACGATTAAAAGTAAGCCCTGTAAATATTCGCTAAAATCTCCTTTGTCTTGAAACCGATCCAGGCGAGACAGCGAAAACGTCACCGCAGCCCAGGCGGCGTCGTCCTGGGAGTCTCGGGCGCGTGCCATTGCGGCCAAGTACCCGTTTTCAGTCAAGATCGCCTGCCGGAATCCTGGCCAGTCTGGCCCAGGTTCTGGGCCAGGGGGCAGCTCAACCACCTCCCACCCATAGGTCACGGTGCCGTTCACATCGGCATCAACATCTGTGATGCTGACCACTGGCGCCAGTGGCTGCGTGCCGTGCGTTGCAGGGTTAAACCCAGTGGGCTCGGGCTCCTGAATCGCCTCCACCACATGGTAGGCATTGCGGTCTAATCCAATAACCGGCTCGCTGTCGTCACGGGGCCATGCAATTAGGACGTTGGTGGCGCGGGTGAGAAGAAAATAATTCATGGGGTTCAGATTTGATAGCGAAAAATTAGCCTGCCATCAGCGCCGGCGCTGCCGGCGCTGCCGCCTCGTCCGCCGCCACCACCGCCGCCGCCTGAATTGGCGGCCCCGGCCTGGCCAGCGCCGCCCTGCGCTCCGCCGTTGCCGCCGCCGCCAAGGCCGCCAGCAGGCCCGGTGGCACCTGTCTGGTTGCCGCCGCCGCCGCCGCCGCAATATCTCTGCGCTGTGCCGGTGATCAATGACTCAAAACCGATGCCGCCAGTCCCCCCAACTCCGCTGGCTACCCCATTGCCGCCAGGGCCACCGCCGCCGCCACCGCCACCTCCCCCCGCTGTCGCGGTAGCGCCAGCGGCACCGCCGGAGAATCCCCCTGCGGTTGACGCCCCACCAGCGGCACCAGACCGGAACCCGCCACCGCCGTTACCGCCGCTGCCACCAACAAACGGGGCAGCTGTGCCGGAGAACCGGGCTCCGCCGCCACCGCCGATTGCAGTCTGCCCAAACGCGCTGGAATTGCCGCCCGCCCGTTGCGCAGCGGTTCGAGATTGGTCAGCTCCCCCTAGCCCGCCCAGGCCAATGGTCACAGGGTAAAGGCCCGCCGCAACGGCCAGCGAACCCTCTAGCGGTCTACCACCACCGCCGCCGCCGCCGCCGCCTTCTGAATTGTCCCCGCCATTGCCACCGCCGCCTGCGGGAATCAGCAGGTATTCAATCGTGCCGCCGCTGATTATATTTATTGTTTGCGAAGAATTAACGGTATGGACGCGGTAATTTATCCCGCCTACATTTATGTCCTGGGTGGTGCCGCCTGTGGCAACTACGCCACCAGGGCCAGCCGGGGGTGGAAAGGTAGTAAACGAATCGCCCCAATACTGCATTTTTATCCTGCCCTCCTAGTTGGCAGAATTACTAAAAGCCCAGCTCCCGCAACAGTTGACCCAACTTGAGTAACAAAATAAGCTATTACAGAACCCGTCGCTATAACTTGGCCTGCGGTAACAAATGCCGAAGCAAATGTCCCAGGACTAGCGGTAGAATTAGTGGAACCCGCTGCGATTGTTGGCAGGGTTGCGTAAATTGACGTACCATTGACCTTAATGTCAAATTGCAATGCTGCGCCGGTTGGAGCTGTCGCAACGGCAAACACTGGCAGATCAGTGAGCGCCATTGCGGTACGCAGATACTGCGTAAGTTTTTTGGCTACAGTTGTTGAGTGTGTTAACGGAGTGGACCCATCCGATAGGTCTATGTAAATGTCCGCCAGCGTAGCCAGGTTGGTGCCGGAGAATGCCAGGCCAAAGAGACCGAATTCTTCCACCGGACCCGTGCCTGCTGCGCTGCGGCCAGCAATGCGGTTGGCGGCCATGGTTAGACCGCTAGAGCCGATCAGCCCCGCCGCCGCACGGTTGGCGATGTTGCCGACGACCTTCTGTAGGGCCTGCAGGATCGTGTCCGATTCACTGACCGCGCCGGCGCCTGCAGTGAAGCCGGCCAGGGCGGAGGCGATTGCTCGGGCAGCGGTGAAGTAAAAGTTGACTGACCCCTCAGGCACCGCATCGGTAGATCCTGGGGAGTCAACTATCTCGACATAGACAGTGCCAGACCATCGATATTGACGGTTGGTTGCCAGGCTGATGTAGAGCTTCCCAGCCTCGCCGGTTGCTGGAAACGCGACAAAATTGGCAAACTCGAGAACATCGTCAACGAATCCAGGGAGCTGGCTAGATGGAACTGTCCCGCCGGGGCCGGTGAGATCGGCCTTGCTTGCCAGGCCTGCGGTCAGTGCCGCAGGCTGCACCGCCGTAGCAGCCAAGACGCCTTGAGCAGAGGTGGCAAAATCTCCCGATGCCGCCAGCGCCGCTGAGCCGAGCTCCAGGCTTGCGCGCCCAGTGGCCGCATTAAGCCCCGTGGCCCCGCCGGTCCACTGCCCGCGCATTGAGTAGGCCGTATCCCAGTTGGCCTGGCTGCTGTTGCTCGGCAGGCTGAAACCAGTCGGCAATGCCAGTGTGAGGGTGACACCGCCGCCCGTGCTGGTAGTGCTGGTAGTCCAACCACTAGGGGCCGACAGCGCAACCGACTGCACAGGGGCAGCGGCCGCCGCCTCTTGCGGGGTTGTGTATCCAGGGTGAGGGTCTGCTGCTGCTACGTGCGCCGCTACCGCGGCGGCGGCCGTTCCAGCAGGGTCGCCTCCCAGCAACGCTGCCAACGCTGAGACCGCTGCATTCCGGGTATTGATCGGCCCCGCCGTGCCGGTGCCAGTGCCCGCACCAGTGGCTACAAAATAAGCACCAATTGTATTTGATTCGGCGCCAATTGCTGTGAAAGAGGTATTGCCTACGCTGATAATTTGATACGCTTGCCCAACAACAAACGCCCCGGCCGTTACCGCCGCGCCGATGCGGTCCAACACCAGGCGATCGCTGCCCTGAACGCTGCCCAGGTCTGGCAGTTGGGAAATCGTGAGCGGTAGCGGTGTTTGGGTCATGGCTTAGGACGGCTGGGTTTGCAGCGAACGGCCGGAGCCGGTAACCAGCAACTGGCCGGAGCCAGTGCGGAGGAGGCGGGATACTAGGGGGATGGCTATGGCTGTGGTGCGGGCTAGCCTCACCATGCTCCAGCTCAGCGCCCTGGGCTCGCTGCCGGGCAGTGGCTCGGGCGCCCTTGTTGCCTTAAATGCCATGCCATCAACCACAACGGAATGGTTGTAATCAAGATGGCCAAATTCTGCGGTTCTGACCTTCAGCAGCCATGGGACAATTTCCACTCCATCATCAAAGACCAGCTCTTTGTTTTCCTCCAGAAAACCACGGCCAGAAACGGCGCCAGCTATTACGCTGACGCCGCCCATGAAATCCAGGGCCGCCCGATCTGCATGAGCCGATAGGCGGGCCCAGCTCATCAGAAGGCGCCGTTGAGGCGGACGTGAGCCAGCGTGGCGCCAGAAGTGTAAGCAGCAGACTGAGATCCAATTGGCACAAACACACCGATAAGTGTGTTGCCGCTAGCGGATGCTGTTACGTTTTTGTTGGTGTCGTTCCAATACGCCTTGGCGTAAAGGTTGGCAGTGGCGCCAGTGGCCTTAGGGAGTTCGTGGACTCCTACAAGCATGAAGTTGCCAACCTCCCCACTGGCTAAAGCGGTTACGGCAACACCAAACAAAGCGCCAACCAACGCGCCGCCACCAGAGGCGACAACGTAAGGAGCGGCAATGGGTAGGATTTTTCCTTCTTGAATAGGTCCGTGCATTGTTTTAATGGAATTGGGGAAAGTTAAACATTAAGGCTAAAGCGCAATGGTTAAAATCATGCGCCAGAGCTGCGATAAATGAAACGGAAATCCTCAATGGCGCAACCAAAATCAGAACGGGCCAGCAGCTTCAACCCATCAGGATCCCTTTCGGGCTCTGATGTAATGGTAGGCCCGGGCTCGTCTGCCAGGTAACCCCACACCATGCCAGGCGTTCTAGTTGGGCCCGCGGCTGCATACCATTGCGTTGCGGAACCGTCAAGCCGTGGCTCAACTATTAAATTCATCCCCCTTGCGTAGGGATTGGGCCCAGAGTTTCCAGTCAACGCAGCAGGAGCGTAACCATCAGGGTAAAGAAATTGCAAAGCAGTTCCTTCCAGATCTGTTGGAACAATCATAAACTCAGGGGTCAAATTAACCGTAACGTTGCTAATATCTTTTTGTTTTCGCATTGCCTTTCGGGCTGCGTTGACACCGGCAATACCAATGGGACCCGTGCCGGTGTTGTTGTGAGCTGCATTAAACAATGCAAGACCATCTGCCGATACAGTGGCATCGCCGGTGATCATTGCCCATATAAGATTGGATTCCAAGCGACGGAACCCACGACCTAAAAATTCAGGAGTTCGCTCCAAAGCAGACAAATCATCATTAATAATCGCTTGCCGAGAAATTACAATTTTTTTGGTATAAGTAAATAGCCTCCAAGTACTTTGCGCTTCCTTAAGAGTGCCTGTCTTGTACTCGCCACCTTCGGGCGTAAGCTCTGGCGTAAGATCAGCGGCAATAGTCAAATCGCTGGAATTTTTAAAATCTGGTAAATTTCGTTGACGTGCAAGCCCCTTCCAGGTATGAGGCTCTTCTTCGTAGAATTGGGTTAAAGATTTCCCTGCTAGATTAGTAAACAACAATGGAAAATCGCTAGTGCTGTGCATGGCCATGGCCACTAGCTCATTTTTAGACCTACCCACAGTGCTCATGCCCCGCGAGTTGGCATAAGCCCTTACGCATTCCATCAAGGAATAACCTCGATACTCTTGACCAACGTCAGAGATCTGGGCCAGAGGATTGATCCGGGCGTACAGCATGTCCCCAATGCCGGCCATCACAGTGTCTCCCGCGTCGCGGGTTACCTGGATGCGGGCAGGGTGGCCCGCTTTGCTGGCGACGGTTTCAAGCGGGCCGGCGTGAGCCTTCACAATTTCAAGGGCAACATCAGCAAACGGCTTTCCGCTGTCAACCATGGCCTGCACCGCAGCGGGGGCAATATTGGCCTCGGCCGCGCAACGGCGGATTTCAATTTCGCGCTGTGCATTGGCAAGGGCCACGGAATCCGCAACAGCGGTTAAGGCAACGGGGCTGACGGCGGCCTGCACTACTGCAGCGGCAACAGGGGCAACAGGGGCAGCTTCGGTAGAAGCGACCACGGGAGGCGCTTCGA